GGCCGGCGGTCCTGGTTCGGGAAAAGATTATGTCCTTGACAATACTCTTTCAGGTCACGGTTTAACAGAAATCAATTCAGATAAAGCATTAGAGTTTTTAATGGACAAAGAAGGTCTTGATAAAACAATGCCTGCTTCTGAAAAAGAAAGCCGTGATGTTGCTCGTGGTAAAGCAAAAAACATGACAGAACTCCGTCAACGTTTAGCACTACAAGGTCGTAACGGTTTAATTATCAATGGAACTGGTGATGACCATGAGAAGATTGGTAAAATCAAAGAGAAATTGGAATCTATGGGTTATGACACCCATATGGTTGTAGTGAATGCTTCTGATGAAGTATCAGCTGCAAGAAATGTTGAAAGAGGTCAACGTGGTGGTAGAACCGTACCAGAAGATATCCGTAAAAAGAAATGGCAAGCAGTTCAAAATTCTAGGCCAGAATTAGCAAAAATGTTTGGTGATAATTATGTTGAGTTTGATAACTCACAAGATTTGCGTAATGCACCACCTGAAGTTGTTAAGGCTAAAAAAGATGAGATGCTTCAGATTTTTAAAAAGGTTCAAAAGTTTGTAAAAGCACCACCTAAAAATGAACAGGCAAAAGGTTGGATTGCTCAAGAGTTACAAAATAAAGATTTACTAAAGGTGGATAAAAAATCTTCTGAAGCTGTACCACATCCTAGTTCTGCCGCTGCTGAAGAGGCTAAAAAGTTAGGATTAGATTACTACGGTTTTGGTCGTTACGGTAAGGATAATAAAGTGACCTATCGCTCACTACATGATAAACTACAACCTGTTCAAAATATTAATGAAGAATTTGAACAGCTTGATGAAGATTTAAGGCAGTGGTTTGACCCAAAACATCCAAAAGGTGGATGGAAACGTATCAATAGTAAAGGTGAAGCAATTGGTCCTTGTGCAAGAGAACCTGGTGAAGCTAAACCTAAATGTATGTCAAATGAGAAACGTGCTCAATTGAGCAAAAAAGAACGAGCATCAGCTGTTGCTGCTAAACGCAAACATGACCCTAATCCTGAACGCAAAGGTGAACCAATCAATGTTTCAAACTTTGGCAAAGGTAAGATTAGTGAAGCAACCTCATTAGAGAAGTTCCGTGCAGCTGCATCTCAACGACAAAAAGAACATGACCAAAGACAAAAAGAAATGGAAACTCGTCATGCTCAAGGTAAAGAAGATATGAAAGGTGCTATTGACCGTTTAGCTAAAGCAATCGGTGAAGAAACACTTGATGAAGTGTCAGTAGGCACATTGCAAAGTTATAAAATCAAAGCTTCACAAGATGCAGTAATGAGAGCCCATTCAGGAAAAGGTGGTAGTTTAGACCGTTTCTTAAATATTCAAAAAGCTCAAGACAAAATTAAAGCTGCTAAAGAAAAAGAAAAAACCCATGTTCAACAAACAGGTATGTCTGAAGAAGTTGTAACAGAAACACATAAACCGGAACATTTATTGAAAGATAAAAATGGAAAAGTGAGAGTGTTCATGCTTCGCCGTTCGGCCGCAAAAGAGGCACATCAAAATGGTGGAGTTGTATATAAACAAGGTAACGGATATGTTATCAAATTAAAGGAGAGTGAAGATGTTTCAAGCATTAATCAACCTATTCAAGAGCAAGAAAGAGGAAGTTCAACAGGAATTTCCAGTGAAGGAAGAATCACCGAAGGAAGTTGTGGTGCAACCAAAGACGAATCCTGTAACTGCGGATGTAGTGGTGGAGAAGAAACCAGCAGTAAAGGCAAAATCACGCTCAGGCAAATCCTCGCCAAAAAAGAAAAAGCAGTAAAAGAATCTATTGATAAAGGTATTGAACCTGGTCTATCAATGTCAACAAGTGGTGAAAACCTTGGTCGTAATTCATTAAAAACTAAAGCGATAAAGAAACCACTTGAGGAACTCACTGGTGATGAAACTACAATGAGTATTGGTTCTCAAAAAGAAGATGAACTAAAAAAGAAAGGTATTAACCTATCATCATTTAAAGCAAAAAACTACCTATGATAAATTTTAAAACATTCATCACTGAAGATTGGCAAAAAGTCAATAAATCTGATAGAACGGATGGCCTATCACAAAAAGCTGTTGACGCCTATCGCAGAGAAAATCCAGGTTCAAAGTTACAGACAGCTGTAACTGAAAAGAAACCTACAGGTAAACGTGCTGCTCGCCGTAAATCATTTTGTTCTCGTATGAGTGGTATGAAAAAGAGATTGACCAAATCCGAGAACGCAAGGGATCCAGATAGTCCAATCAATAAAGCATTACGCCGTTGGAGATGCTAATTGGAACAAACGAATTAAAAAACAGGAGATAACAATGAGTATCAATAACGAAAATTTGAGAAATGTTGCTCAAGCGGCATTAGATATTATGACAGAAAAAAAATTACATCCAAATCAACAAAAATTGGATGTGCATGAGCCAGAGAAAGATGAATTGACTGCTGATGATTTCAAAAAGCTTCGTGCTATGAAGAAAGAAGAAACAGAGCAAGTTGATGAGGCTATGCAGAAGGCTGATGTGCCTGCATACCTACGCAAACAGAAAGGTGAGAAACCATTATCTGTTGCTGATGTTAAGGCACCACGCAAAGATTCTATCTCTGCTTCAGAAAATTTAGCCAAAGCTCGCAACGAAGAAGTTGAAGAATTGGATGAAGCAGAAATTGAAAAAACTGCAACTGGTATGCGTGTTTATGGTTCATCATATGGCAATTCACAAAGAGCTCGCCGTGAACAAGTTAAGAAATCTATTGATACAGCTAAAGGTCCAAAGATGAAAGATATTTCGGATATTGAAGCAGAAAAGAAGAAGAAAAAGAAATTCTCAGAATCTTTAGAAATCTTCAAAGAAAGTGGTATTAAAGGTTTATTTGGTTCTTTTATAAAAGAAGAGCCAGATAATGAAACATTTGCCAAAGAAGTTGAAGAAAATAAAAAGAAAGCTGCAGGTGAAGCAAAACAAGCTGATGTAGCAAAAGCTTCTGTAAAGGCAGTTCAATCTGAAGAAGTTGAACAGTTGGATGAATTGACTGGTAAAGGTAAATTGCCACAAATAGCAGCTTATCATAAACAAAAAGGTGATGAAGCTAAAGGTAAAATGGAAACGATTAGAAATACAAATAGAACCGTTCCTGTTCCTAAAGAAAAATCAGCAAAAATTTATGCTAAAGATGCCGAATCAACATATCACTATACACAAGCTAAACGAGCAAAAGCTCTAATGGCAAAAGAAGAAGTTGAACAGTTGGATGAATTGAGTCCTGGTACTTTGAAATCTTATATCAAAGGTGCTAAAGCCAATAAGAAATTTGAAGCAGATACACAAAATACCGCAATGCGTAAGGATGACCACATGATGGCGTCTGATGCTGCTGAAAAGGTTGCAAAGCGTAAAGAAGGTATTAAGACTGCTAAAGCAAAATTAAATGCTGAAGAAGTTGAACAAATTGACGAATTATCCTTGGATACTCTAAAGTCTGCTGCACAGAAAAACGCAGATAAAGCATATGAATACCATATGGATGATAACAAACATTGGGCAAGAAAATCTGCAAGCAGAGCGTTAAATCTTAAAGCTAAAATCGCTCGAAAAGAAAGACAAATGAAAGCGAATGAAGAAGTTGAACAAGTTGAAGAGCGCTCATTGACAGATGCTGAAATGAAAAAGCGTGAAACAATTGTAAAATCTATGAAAAAAGGTTTATCAGGTTTCAAAGAGCGTTACGGTGAGCGTGCAAAAGAAGTGATGTATGCCACAGCAACAAAACAAGCAAAAAAGGACTAATATGAAAACTGTTTCTGACATTTTCAAATCTATCAAGTTTGCTTCAATTGACCCTAAACGTCAAGGTGAAGGCCATAAGGGCGGTTCACAAGATGATGAAGAACATTATACTGTTGGTGAAAAAGAATATGCTGAACAATTGAAACACGTCAAAAAACGTGCAGGTCAAGAAGTTAAAGAAGAATGGTCAAAGACTGGTAAAGAAGCTACTCACCGTGAAACTGGTGAAAAGACTTATGAATACCATGAAGTAGATAAAGAAGGCAAACCAACAGGTAAACGTGAATATCGTAACGCACAAGGAAAATCTATGGGTGAATCAGTAGAACAATTAGAAGAAAAAAATGTTCCTACATCTCCAGAAAAGTGGGCACAAGCAAAGGCACAAGCGAAAGCTAAGTTTGATGTTTATCCATCAGCATACGCCAATGGTTGGGCTGCAAAGAAATACAAAGAGATGGGTGGTGGTTGGAAATCTGTCAGTGAGGCAGTAAAGGATGAATTTGATGTTGGTGAATATGACCAAGAAGGTGATATGGCCAAATCTGATTTGCGTTCTATTATTGCTAATGCTAAAAAACTACATGACATGATGGAAGATTCAGACAATTTGCCTGAGTGGGTTCAATCTAAGATTACTAAAGCTGAAGATTACATATCAACAGTTGCCAATTATATGACAGCTGAAATGAATGAAGAATCTGAAAATTTGGATGAAGGCATGATGAAGCGCATGGCAACAGATAAAGAAGAAGATGCTCGCCTATCTAAACCACCTTTTGATAAACCTTACACAACAACAAAAGGTACTGTAACAGATAAATCTGGTGCAAAACATGGTCCTATGTCCCGTGCAAGAGATTTAGCTCGTGCAGCTGCTAGAAAACAAGCAGGCATCAAAGAAGAAACTAAAGATAAGAAAGAAACTGAATATCAAAAAGCTTACAAAGAAGCACGTAAGAGTGGTTCTTCAGTAGCTAATGCGAGAGCAAGAGCTGCAGGTGCAGATAATAAACACGTTTTTGAATCTCGTCAATTAGAGATTGTTAAAGAAGCGATGAAAACTGCAAAGAAAAAGAAAGAAACTAAGACTAGTGATGATACATTCCAAGCGGAACCAGAGTTGACTAGTCAAATAGTAAAAACAAACTAAACATAAATAGTAAATCAACCGATTTTAGGAGAAAAATAAAATGGCTCTATGGGGAAGTTTAGACGCTAGTAATAATGCACCAAAACAGACTGATACAACAGGTTACGGTGGTACTACACCACAAGTAACTGCCAATGGTCAAGTTTATTACGCTAATACAGCAATTGGCGCTTATTCAGCAAGACAAGCAATTGGCATCTTTGGTGTTGATGCTTCAGAACAAGGTACAGCTACTGCTGCTACTGGTGTTCCACAACACGCAGGTTGGGTAATTCGTAAAGTAGGTACAGGCCCAATCGTATCAATCACAGCTAATGCTGGTGCAGTTGGTACAAATAGTTTTATCACATTCTCAGGTGGTAATGGTATTGATGGTTCAGGCTCTACTGCTGCTAACGCTAGCGTTTCAGTAAATACAGCTGGTTACATCACAAGCATTACAATTAATAATCCTGGTTTATATGCTAATACTCCAGTTGCTACACCAGCAAGTGGTAATGCCGTATTTACAGTTACAATGGGTGGTCGTGCAAACCGTGTTCAAACAGAAACATTGGTTGCGATGGGCTCAATGACTGGCGATAACGAAACAGTATTCTAATGCGATTCAAAGAGTTTGTAAACGAATTGGCGGTACCACATCTGCCACCTGTATCACTAGATGATGCGGTGGCGGAGTCCATCAATCGTCAATTTGACATACATCTCAACGATACAATTTTGTCTCCACAAATCGGTCTATATAAGATTCGTAAGGTGTTGAATAGTTATGGTTATGACTTGCCAGCACTTTACGAAGTTGAACCTGAAGGTGATGAAGTAGTATTTGATTTGGGTGATACTGATTCGTTTGTGTATATCCTATATTATCTTACAGATGATGGTAATTATGATTTTTATGCCTTGGTGACTAATGAAGAAGGCATAAACGAAATAATGTCTGAAGATGAGGTTTTAGAAAAAGAAGAAGATTAATGTCCTTTGATGATTTGAGTAGTGAAAATGTAATGTTATATGCGATGAAAGTTTATGATAAACCAAATTGCATAATGAGTGAGTTCAAAGAGGACATGAAGCGTTTCAATTATTTGAAGCGACTGTTTTTTCGCTATCGTAAAATTGGTGAAATCAAAGAAAGACTAATATTGAATCACTTGGTGGTTTTATATAACGTCTTTGGACCTGAGGCTGCAACCAGATTGCTTTTCTATAAAGTATCAAAAGAAGATTACTCAGTATTAAAAACATATTTGGTGTTTCTAAGTTGTATGCCAGAAAAAATAAAAGGTATAAAAGGACACGATATCATATCATCGGATATTCCAGTTGATATGACGATTGCTAATTCACTAAGGAATTTTGCGTGAAAAAGTTTAGCCAACACATTCAACCTAAAGAAGAAAAAAAAGAACTTTCTCTAACGGAAAAAGTTTGGCTTGATGCTAAGAAAAAAATTGAACAAGAACAAAAACAATCTGAACAATATCGTTTAGAAGAACAACAAAAAGAAGAAGAGCTTCGTAAAAAACTTTATGTTGAAAAAATTGTTGATGTTAATGTTACTAGACAAGAATTTGTTGGTGAAGATTTATTTGAAGAAGAATCTGCACCAGAAGAAATAATTCCTGAGCCACAAACAATTACTGAACAAGTAGTCATTCAAGGAACTCCTGGACCACAAGGTCAACAGGGACCGATTGGACCACAAGGACCAAAAGGTGATAAGGGTGAAAAAGGTGACCGTGGAGAAACTGGTCTAAATGGTTTGCGTGGTGAACGTGGTGAAAAAGGCGACACTGGCCCACAAGGTATTCAAGGTGAGCAAGGACTTCCAGGCCGTAATGGTAAAGACGGAGCTAAAGGTGATAAAGGCGACCGTGGTGAGCAAGGCCTTCCAGGCCGAGATGGTGTTGATGGAAAAGATGGTCAACCAGGCCAAAAAGGTGATACTGGTGAGCGTGGCGAAAAAGGCCAAGATGGTAAAGACGGCCTCAACGGAAAAGATGGTCGTGATGGCCAAGACGGAAAACCAGGACCCAAAGGTGAAAAAGGTGACAAAGGTGACCGTGGCGAGCAAGGTGAACGGGGACCACAAGGACCAAAAGGTGATGATGGTGAAACACCAGATATCAAACCTTTTTACGAAAAATTCAATAAACTATCGCTAGACATTAACAAGAAAGTTGGCCGTATCGTTGGTGATATGGGCGCTCTTGCTGGCAGCGGTGGTTCAGGTTCATATTGGTTGAATGACTTAGGTGATACCGATTATTCAGGCATCGTCAATGCAACCAACAATCAAGTATTAACATACGATTCAACACTTAAAAAATGGACAGCTAAAGACCAAGGTGGTGGTGCAGCTGTTGGTACACTACAACAAGTTACCGAGAATGGCAACACGACAACACTAGGCATCACAACCGCTTCAGTCCAATTAAATCTTACATCAGCAATTACAGTAACAACAGGTCAGATGGCATGGAATGCTCAAGACCTTACTGTTGATGTTGGTATGGCCAATGGTGTTACACTACAACTTGGCCAAGAACAATATATCAAAGTTAAAGCATCTGAAGATATTACCAATGGTCAAACAGTCATGTTTGCTGGTGCGGATGGTGAACATATTTTAGCCGCAAGATGTAATACTACGGTTACTGGTTTTAGACCAGAATGGTTTATTGGTATTGCAACACAAGACTTGGTTAGAAATGGTTTTGGTTATATTACCACATTTGGTAAAGTCCACAATGTAAACACATTGGCATTCCAAGAGGGAGAAATCCTATATGTTGATGCTAACACAGTTGGCGGTTTATCCAATACTGCACCAACAATACCAAGACCGCAAATCACAGTTGCTGCTGTAACAAAGAGAGCAGGTGGTGATGGTCACTTAATGGTCAGACCAACCTTTGAAACGCAGCTTGCAATAGATGGTTATGTGAGTGCAGCTGCAGCCTATCGTCAAACAAATTTAGCGTTTGAAGCTGCCAATTCATCAGCATCATATGCTAACTCCGCATTTACTGTTGCTAATAATGCGCTTACAAGTTCTAATGGTACAATCATTTGGAATACTGCTAACGCAGCCTTTTTACAAGCAAACACACCAAGTCATGTAGCAAACTCTGCTGCTTCTTATGCGAATAGTGCTTTCTTGGTGGCAAATAATGCTTTTACAAGTTCCAATGGAACTATTGTGTGGAATACGGCCAATGCGGCCTTCATTCAGGCCAATACACCATCTTATACTGCTAACTCAACATCCAGTTATGCTAATGCAGCCTTCACTAAGGCTAATACCGCAATCACAACATCAGGTGGTTCAATCACTGGTCGTTTGAATGTTGCATACACTCCTGCAACCACAACAGGTTACGGATTAACAATCTCCTCGGCGAATACACAAGGTGGTACAGGCTATGCAGACTTCTTAAGAGTTACCAACACTTCTGCTGGTGCAACCAATCCAAACAAATCATTCCGTTTGACAAGTTCCGGCGACATAGAAATTATTAATAGTGATTATACCGCATCATTATTAGGTTTAACCGACACTGGTGATTTTTCTGTTAGTGGAAAAATATCTGTTAATGGTGCTCAAGCAGTCAATGGTCCCGCTTTTTCTGCATATGCAGCTGCTATCTTGCAGACTATTCCAAATAATGCTCAGACCAAAGTTCTGTTCCAGACAGAAGAATATGATACAAATGGTTGTTACGCAAGTTCAAGGTTTACTCCTAATGTTGCAGGTTATTACCAGTTAAATGCTGAAGTTCGTTTAGATGGTGCCAGTGGTACTGGTGAAATGATGATTATTCTTTACAAAAATGGTTCGGAATACAAACGAGGAACAAACCAAAGCGGTACACAAATTGCTTCGAATTTTTGGGCTATGCAAGTGAGTTCGTTAGTGTATGCAAATGGTTCAACTGATTATTTTGAAATATATGTTCAACAAGGATCTGGTGGGTCTGTAACTGTGACCGCAGTTAATAACCCTGCTATTACTTGGTTCAATGGTTGTATGATGAGAGGTGCATAATGATTATTGGTTCAGGTATTACATTCGGTTCAGGTATCACTTTCACTGGTGATTCATTAGACTATGATGTGCCAGCTAATGTAACAGGTGCAACTGTTGTTGCTCAAAGTCCATTTGCTGGCGGTGGTAACAGTTATAGCTTTGCGGGTTCAACATCATCATATGTCTATTATAATGGTTCATCAGCACTAGCATTTGGAACTGGTGATTACACAATTGAATGGTGGCAGTATGATTTAGGAAGTGGGTCATTCCCAAGAATATTTTGGTATTCTTCCACTGTTGGGTCAAATTCTCCAAGTTTAGGTCATAGCCAAGAAGGTTCAACATCAAGTAGAGCTTGTTATTTGTGGCCTGCGGTATTGAATATGTCATCAACTGCCATTTCAACAAATACTTGGTACCATTTTGCAATAGTTAGAATTTCTGGTAAAGTGTATTTCTACAAAGATGGCACTCTATTAAATGCTGGTGGCACAAACAATACAACGAATGTAACCGACAGTTCTTCTAGATTCTATATTGCAACCAAGTCTGGTGGTGGTTTATCGTCAGAGCAGTTCTATGGTTATATCACCAACTTCCGTGTATGTAAGGGATTAGGTGTATATACTGGTAACTTTACTGTTCCAACCGTAGCCCTATCAAAAACTCAGAGCTCTGGCACCAATATTAGTGCGATTACCAATCAATGTTCATTCCTGATGAAACCTTAATCATAAATAAGCAACTATGAAAAAGAAAACCAAAGAAATGCGTGAAGAATGGTCAGAGAAATACAAAAGGAGTATTGATTGCAATAATCCAAAAGGTTTCTCACAAAGAGCCCATTGTCAAGGCAGAAAAAAACAAATCAAAGAAGATGGTGTTGGTATGGTCGGTGGTGTTCCAACCAATAATGTTAGTGATGGAAACATTGATGGCATTGGCGTTGGACAAAAAGGTGAACCTGGTGTGAATATGAGAAAGAAAAAGAATGTGATTCCTTTTAGGATGTTTACGAGAAAACAAAAATGATATCGTTATTTGTTGATTATGTTAGTTGGATACAAAAACTAAATCACGGCCTACTAGTTCTAAGTTTTATAGGATTAGTCGCTGGGTCGGTTCTTAGCAGAATTCCATTTATAAACCAATACGGAAACCTAATCAAAGGTTTATGTGTATTGGTACTTGTTGTAACCATTTTTGGTGAAGGTTATTTTTATGCTTCTAAAAGTTGGATTGAACAAGTAAAAGAATATCAACAAAAAGTTGCCATTGCTGAGGCTAAATCAGCAGAAGCGAATAAGAATTTATCTTTAGCATTAGTTGCAAGAAAGGCAGAAATTGATGCCTCACAAAAACTAATTAAAGATGAATTGGTGAAATACACAACACAAATAGATGCTGAATGTAAAGTCAATCCAAAAGCAATTGAGATTATCAATAAGTCAGCACAAAAACCAGGAAGTAAGAAATGAAAAAACTAATCTTACTTTTACCATTATTATTGACTGCCTGTATAACTCCTGATATCAGAAAGTTTCCTGATGTACCACCTGAATTGAAACAGGCCTGTCCAGATTTAGCAGAGATTGACCCAAAGACAACAAAATTAAGTGTTGTAGTTGATACGGTCACATCAAACTATAAAGAATACCATGAATGCCGTGTGAAAGTGGATGCTTGGGTTGAATGGTACAATGAACAAAAGAAAATATTTGAGAGTGTGAAATGAAAAAAATACTATTAGCATTAGCAATTCTATCATTAAACGGATGTGCATTGGTTGATGCCTATTTTATGGCAAAGTATGACACCAATGAATACGCATTAGTCAATTCAGTAAAAACTAAAGCACACGTTGCTCAAGCAGATTGTAACGACCGTGCAAAAACATTGGTAAATGTGAATGATATCTATGTAACAACATATCAATTTAGAAATTTTACATACCATATTCCACGTAATGATGATGCTACAAAAATGGCAGAGAAACTATTGAAGTTATCTTTAGACACTAAAGACTACTATGCCAAGAATGAAAAGGTATCAGAATTTTTCTGTAAGGCCAAGTATCAACAAATATTCAAGTCTGCTGATGAAATACAATCAGTATTAGGGAGAAAACCAAGATGACACCAGAACAACTACAAGAATTACTAGTTTCATATCATAATGCGTATGAACAAGGTCAAATTAACAAAGATGAATTGGTTGCATTGATTCAAGGTGTGGATATCATGGAAGGTTTAGGTGATGATGTTGATGCTATGCACACCAAAGAACAATTGAACACTATATTAAATGCAGCTATTTCTGCTGCTTCACTATTGGCATAATAAAATGACTGAACTTACATTAGACCAACTGAAACAATTACTGCCTAAGAATCCTTATGTTGAACATTGGCATAAGGCATTAGCACAATTGTTACCTGATTATGAAATCAACACACCACAGCGTATTGCTGCTTTTATTGCTCAATGTTCTCACGAATCTGGTGGGTTTCTATTTCTTAAAGAGAACCTAAACTATCGTGCTGAATCATTGATGAGAGTTTGGCCTAAACATTTTCCTACACTAGAAATTGCGAAGGCTTACGAAAAGAAACCAGAAAAGATTGCAAATAAAGCATATGCTAATCGCATGGGTAATGGGCCAGAAGAATCTGGCGATGGTTGGAAGTTTGCAGGTAAAGGATTAATTCAACTAACAGGCAGAACGAACTACACATGGTTTGCAGCCTCATTAGAAATATCTGTTGAAGAAGCATCTGAATACCTACAAACATTTGAGGGTGCAGCTCAATCTGCCTGCTGGTTCTGGGAAAATAACAACCTAAACCGTTTTGCTGATGTTGGTGATATTAAAGGTATGACCAAAGTAATCAACGGTGGTTACATTGGTTTGGAAGATAGAGAGAAACACTATCAACACGCACTCCATGTAATGGGAGTGTAATGTGTAGTAATTGCCTTATTTGGGTTTTGTGGATGAAATTTAGATGGGGCGGCCAAATTAAGTGGCACAAGAGTAGGACATGGTTTGGTTTTCACAACAGTTGGATTAGTCCAAATGGAAGTGAGTGGGAATATACGATAGTGAAACCAAAAAGACAACCATGGTGGTATGTACCTTTGTGCTATAAAGGAATTATAAAGAGAAAATAAAATGGATGATAAGAAACTAGTTAAATGGTTACTATTACTATTGTTGCTGCCTATTGGTTTGGCATATTTTAGTGATGGTGAAAGATATCGTTACCCATGTCAGAATCCTGCCAATTGGGATAAAGAAATTTGTAAGATGCCATTGTGTGATGTGAACAGAACTTGTCCTGAACATATATTCAAAGGACAACGTGACCCAAGATTAGGACCACCAAAAGATGAACCGACTAAAACAACTAATATGCCAAATTTGGCGCCAGTTTCACAAGGAGCAAACTGTGGAAAATAATGTAAGATACACCGAAGAAGAATTGATGGCACGCCTGAAGTTTTTTATTGGTATTTGCCTATCACTAACACTTTTTGGTATTGTGTTCGTTGTGTTATATTCTTTAATTTTTGTAACACAACCACTTAATGCTATTAGTCCAATTGACCAAAAGTTTTTTGAGTTGATTGTGCCTATCGCTACATTCTTAACTGGTACTCTATCAGGTATTATGTTGGCGGGTGGTGATAAAGATGCTCGCATGAAAGCATTAGATGCTGCTAATAGACCAACAACAGTATCACCAATGCCACCTTCAACACCTTCACCAAGTTTTGGTGGATTACCTGTTAACAATGCTGGTTCTTTTGGTGTAAAACCTTTGACACCAACAGCATTCTCGGCACCTGCTCAAAATATAAATACCACAGCATTTACACCAACTGTAACAACAGGATTTGGTGGTAAACCAATGCCTGTTCAACCTGACCATCCGGAGATTTAACATGAAATGGTTAAGAAGTATGCTTGGTGATGGTACTGATGATAATATTAGTAGCAAAAGAGTAATTACATTCTTAGCATTTATTGTTTGTGTGTATGGTTTTATTGCTGACATTCATGGATATCAGATAACACCAGCACTATTTGAATCTATGATTTATCTTGTTATCGCAGGCTTAGGCTTTACTGCCTCAGAAAAGTTTGCCTCTAAAAAGGAATAAAATATGAAACAATCCATATTAGCAATCGCATTAGCATTTGCCGTTTCTTCAGTTTATGCAGCTGAAACTAAAAAAGTTTGTGTAAAAGATGAAAAGACAGGCAAAGAAACTTGTAAAACAGTTAAGGTGCATAAGAAATTAGATGGCACTAAGGTACCAGAAAAGAAATAATGTTGCCTGACGAACAAGAGCTTTCTGATGTAAAATTGCAGGTGGGTCTGCTTGGCAAAGATGTTGAGCAGACTAATCGGCTTTGTAATGCTATCTCTGAATCTATTGATAAGATGCAAGAGATGAATACAAACATGGTTAGGATGATAACTCTCCATGAACAAAGACACGAACAACACGAAAAAGCAGAAACAGAATTGAAAAACGATATTAAAGAATTACATTCTCGTATCACAACAGTCAATAGGGAAATCCATGATAGGATTGACCAGGTTGAACACCATATCAGTTCTCGTATTGATGCTTTGCGTAGTGACCTTGCTAATCACAAGAAACAAGATACTGAAAAAACTAATGTTGGTGAAAGATTGGCAAAAATAGAACAATGGCAATGGATGGCGGCAGGTGCGATTGCAGTCATTTCATGGTTAATAGGGCATTCCGACTTTATCGGCAAATTATTGAAATAAACTTGATTTAGTTTATTTTATTTGTTATACTTATATTATGGCATTACATATTGATTCAAAATATGTGGGTTTAATTTCCCACCGTCTCCGAAATTTCAAGCGTAAGAATGATTACCTTTGGAATTTCTCATGTCCCATTTGTGGCGATTCTAAGAAGAATCTAAACAAGGCAAGGGGTTATGTTTATAAAAAGGGCAACAACTTATTTTATTCTTGTAAAAACTGTGGCATTGGCACCACAATAGGTAGATTATTGGAATCTGTTGATGGTTCAGTTTACAAAGAATATATCCTTGAGAGATATAAGTCTGGTGAAAGCAATACATCACATTTCAAAGCGGAAACTCTTGCTGTCCCTACTGTCCGATTTGATAAGGTGGATAAACAAAAAGTATTTGAACACGCAGAATGGTTATCAAATTTACCTGAAGAACATTTCTGTATTCAATATGCTATTAAGAGGCAATTACCAAAACAATTTTATGATAAGTTATTGTTTACCTCACATTACAAAAAATTCGTAGATAATTTAGTTCCTAATCACGGAAAAAAACTAGTTGATGATGCTCGTCTAATCATTCCATTCTATGATGAATATAATGAATTGATTGCTGTGTCTGGTCGTGCATTGGAAACCAGTGATAAAACGCTAAGATATATAACTATTCGTGCTAATGGCAGTGAAAGTAAATTGATTTATGGTATGGACAGAGTGAACATTCACGAACCTGTAAAGATTGTTGAGGGGCCAATTGATAGTTTATTCTTATCCAATTGTGTGGCCAGTGGAGATGCTAATTTGTTAGTAGTTGCAGATGGTATTTCAGCAGGTAAAAAAGTTTTGATTTATGACAATGAACCACGCAATAAAGATATTGTGAAATTGATGGCAGATGCAATCAAATCAGGTCATAATGTAGTAATTTGGCCTGACACCATTTCAGCAAAAGACATAAATGAGATGATAATGAGCGGAATTGCCGTGGATGAGATAGAAAAGATTATAAGTAGTAATACTGTTTCGGGATTAGAAGCACAATTGAAATTTAATTTTTGGAAGAAAGTATAATATGAATGTGAAGTTGGTAAGTTATTCGGCACCATCACCAACGATGCCGGAAGAAATGAAAGATGCACAAGACCTGATTGCTTTTTGTGCAAGAGTTTCAAACCCTAGTAATCAATTGAATACCGAAACCTCCGAGAAGTTAATACGATATCTAATCAAGCACAAACATTGGTCACCACTTGAGATGGTAAGTGCTTGCTTAGAAATTGAAACCACCAGAGATATTGCAAGGCAGATTCTACGACACCGTAGTTTTTCTTTCCAAGAATTCTCACAGCGTTATGCTGACCCCACAAAAGATTTGGACTTTGTGTTACGAGAAGCCAGATTGCAAGATACAAAAAATAGACAGAATAGTGTAGAATTAGAACCTACACTTGGTAATGAAAATTTAAAAGAACAATGGAAACAACACCAACAACGTGTGATTGCATCTGCCAAAGAAGCATATACATGGGCAGTTAATAATGGTATCGCAAAAGAACAAGCTCGTGCAGTATTGCCAGAAGGTAATACGGTATCAAGATTGTATATGAACGGTACATTGAGAAGTTGGATTCATTTCATTGAATTGCGTAGTGCAAACGGTACACAAAAAGAACACCGTTTGGTTGCAGTAGAATGTGCGAAAGCAATTGCTGCCATTTTCCCAATGGCATCAGAGTTTATAACAAAAGAATAATAATAATTTGGAGTATTTAATGGAAGATATCGTTCACGGTATTAAGGTAGACTATTCTCGTGATTCTTTGTTTGATGAATTAGGCATCAAGCGATTGAAAGAATCATACATGAGAGAAGATGAACAATCCCCACAGGAGAGATTTGCATATGTATCAAAGGCGTTTGGGTCTAATGAGGAACACTCGCAAAGACTTTACGAATATAGCTCTAAACATTGGCTTTCTTATTCTACTCCCATTCTTTCTTTTGGGCGTAGTAAGCGTGGCCTTCCTATATCATGTTTTCTCCCTTATCTTCACGATTCGGCAGAGGGTCTTGTTGATACTCTGGCGGAAGTAAACTGGTTATCAATGTTAGGAGGCGGTGTTGGTATCGGCCTCGGAATTAGGAGTGCTGATGATAAATCTACAGGAGTTATGCCTCATCTTAGGACTTATGATGCTAGCAGTTTGGCATATCGTCAGGGAAGAACACGCAGAGGTTCGTATGCTGCTTACCTTGATATTTCTCATCCTGATGTTCTTATGTTTTTGGAGATAAGAAAACCTACAGGTGACCAAAATATGCGTTGCTTGAATCTCCATCATGGTATTAATATCACCGATGAATTCATGCAATTGGTTGAGAAGTCTATGTTAGACCCACACGCTGATGATACATGGGAATTAAAAGACCCAGCGTCTGGTGTTGTTCGTGATACTGTATCTGCTCGTGAACTATGGCAAAGAATCCTTGAAACTCGTATGTTGACAGGTGAACCATATATTCATTTCATTGATACAAGTAACCGTGCTATGCCACAATTTCAAAAGGATAAAGGTTTGAAGATTCAACAATCAAACCTATGCTCTGAAATTATTTTACCTACTGATAAAGATAGAACAGCTGTATGTTGTTTATCCTCTGTAAATTTGGAATACTTTGATGATTGGAAAAATGACCCTCTATTCTTACGAGATATGGCTGAGATGCTTGATAATGTATTACAACATTTTATTGATAATGCACCGGCACCAGTTGCCAGAGCGGTACACTCAGCAAGGATGGAAAGGAGCATTGGTGTTGGCGCTCTAGGTTTCCACGCTTACTTACAAAGTAAAGGTTTGGCATTTGAAGGTGTAATGGCCAAATCAGCTAATATTCGTATGTTCAAACATATAAGGACAAAATTAAATGAAGCAAATCTTGCGTTGGGCTCAGAACGCGGCTCTCCTAGTGATTGTGCTGGCACCGGTTTACGGTTCGCTCATGTTATGGCAGTGGCACCTAACGCCAGCTCAAGCATCCTTATGGGTAATACCTCTCCTAGCATTGAGCCATATCGTGCTAATGCTTACAGGCAGGATACTCTCTCAGGATCATACCTGAATAAGAATCGTTATTTGGATAAAATTATCCGTGATAGAGCAAAAGATGATGCTGAATACCAAGATACTTGGTCTAGCATTATTGCTAATGATGGCTCAGTTCAACACTTAGATATGTTGACTGAGATTGAAAAAGAAGTATTCAAAACATCAATGGAAATTGACCAACGATGGGTAATTGAACACGCTGCTGATAGACAAGAGTTTATTGACCAAGCACAATCACTTAATCTATTCTTTAGACCTGATGTGAATGTGAAGTATCTTCATGCTTGCCATTTCTTAGCGTGGAAGAAAGGACTAAAGACATTGTATTACTGCCGTAGTGAGAAACTTGCAAAGGCTGATAAAGTATCTAAACGAATTGAGAGAGAAGTTATCAAAGAATTAGATATGTCAGCAATTGCACAAGGTAACGAGTGCTTGGCTTGCGAAGGCTAACATGGCACACATTGTTGCTAATTTACCACCAGTAAAATGTTTTGTTCGTAAAGAGTTCCTCTATGACTTTGAAAAAGGTCATGGAGAACTTGTTCCTTGTTGGTGGGTGTCCATCAAATCATTAAGGGGTCAGGCATTTCGTATAGAGGCATATCTAAATGAATATGGTGCTCTGTATGATAAACTACCTATACACGCATTTTGTTGGAAACAAATTGAAGGCAAACCATTGCCACTAGATTATTTACAGTTGTGGGATAGTTTATCTTATGATATCACAGTAATCAAAAAAGCACAGTTACAGTCAATGAAATGTAAAATCAAATTGAAAGATGGTGGCTGGGCATTTGGTGAATATATGTTTACAGTTGATTCAGCACATCCAGATTTTAATATTATAGATACAGGTTTCAGTGAGGATGTGGAAGACCACAAATCATATAATTTTGTAAAACTAGATAATGGCCAATTTGCAGCACAACCCAACAATCGTATGTTAGTATTAGAACCAAGTAGTAATCCAAAAGAATTAAAAATTCCAGATTTCCGTGTGGCCACAAAGCGTTGGTCTGTTGAAACAGAAGCTAAATGGGCACTAGGAGATACAAACACCGTAATGTATGAGGTAAAAGATGAACTTAGAAAAGATTGAACACCACATTAAACATTTAGAAGATTTACATTGGAAACTAAACAAAGATATTGATTTAATGGAAAGACACGGTAAATATACCGATTTTGAATTAGAAAAGATGAAAAAAGAAAGATTAAAAATTAAAGACGAGATTGAAACTATGAAACAGAGAATGGCCGCATGAAAAAGACAGAACACAAACTAACCGAATCACGAAATAGTTTTAAACCATTTAATTATCCATGGGCGTATGATGCTTGGTTAAAACATGAACAATCTCATTGGTTACACACCGAAGTGCCTATGCTGGAAGATGTGAAAGATTGGAAAAAGAAATTAACAGCAAGTGAGAAACAATTTCTAACACATATCTTCCGTTTTTTCACACAAGGTGACATTGATGTGGCGGGTGGTTATGTAAAGAACTATCTACCATATTTCCCACAACCTGAAGTTCGTATGATGTTGATGGGCTTTGCAGCTCGTGAAGCATTACATATTGCTGCCTACTCACATCTGATTGAAACATTGGGTCTGCCTGATACAACTTATAATGAATTCTTAGAATATCAGGAAATGAAAGACAAACATGATTATGTTATGGACTTATCTGAGAAAAATGGAACAAAAGAAAACACAGCAAGACACATCGCTGTATTTTCAGCATTCACCGAAGGTATGCAGTTGTTCTCTAGTTTTATTATGTTGTTGAATTTCCCACGACATGGTAAAATGAAAGGTATGGGTCAGATTGTTACTTGGTCTATTGTTGATGAAACAATGCACGCTGAGAATATGATGAAACTATTTAAGACATACATACATGAGAATACTGAAATCTGGAACGATGAATTAAAAGAATCTATCTATTCTATTGCAGAAAAAATGGTAGAATTGGAAGATAAATTCATTGATTTGGCCTTCAGTATGGGTGAAATGGAAGGTCTAACCAAAGAAGAATTGAAACAATACATTCGTTATATTGCTGATAGACGATTGATTGGTCTTGGTATGAAAGGCATCTTCAAGGTCAAACGCAATCCGTTGCCTTGGGTTGAAGAAATGATTAATGCACCAACACACACTAACTTTTTTGAGAATCGTGCTACAGACTATGCCAAAGGTGCATTGAGTGGTTCGTGGGACGATGTATGGGGTAAAGCCGCATAAATGGATTTTTGGGATACAAAAACATCCTTCATAAAAGATAGGATGGATATTTGTTTATCTTGTGAGGAATACCATAAAACTTTAAAAATTTGTAAAGCCTGTGGTTGTTTTCTTCCATTAAAATCCAGATTTGAAATTTCTACCTGCCCTTTAAAAAAGTGGAAAATAATTACAGAAACACAAAAAAGGAATGACCTTAAATGAAAAAATTATTAGCAATTTTGTTGTTGGTGCCTACACTGGCACTAGCACAGAAGGCACCGCAAGGTGTAACGTATGATGCTCAGATTATTAGAGTGAGTGATGGTGATACAATTGTTATCTCCGCACCATTCTTACCTGCACCATTGAAACCAGAACTTGCAGTTCGCATCTATGGTGTGGATACACCAGAGAAAGGTTTTAGAGGTCAGTGTGAATCTGAAAAACAAAGAGGTGAAGCAGCATCAGCCTTCACAAAACATTTAGTAAGCAAGTCAACACAACGCCAAGTAACTCTCTATGGTTGGGATAAGTTTGGTGGCCGTGTGTTGGGTGATATTATCCTTAATGGCCAATCACTACGAACATTACTCATTCAAAATGGGTATGCTCGTGAATACTATGGTGATGCTAAACAATCATGGTGTAACTAATGACAACATTGAAACACTATTGCGAAGAATGTGATTCTAAGTTTAGTATTCAATACAATGAAGATGATGTAGAAGATAATCCGTCATACTGTCCGTTCTGTTCTACCTATATACAGGTAGATGAATTGGAACAGGATGACGATTATTGATGTGGTTTTATTATAATACAACAGAAGAATTCACAGAAGATGATATACAAGACCATTTCGGTTTTGTATATCTTATCACACACATTTCAACCGGTAGAAAATATATTGGTAAGAAATTCTTTACAAAATCCAAAACAAAACAAGTAAAAGGTAAAAAGAAAAAGACTAGGGTATCTAGCGACTGGCAGACCTATTGGGGTTCAAACGAAGTATTAAAACAAGAAGTAAAACAAAACGGAGAAGAACAATACACTAGAGAGATATTGCATTTATGTAAATCAAGGTCTGAATGTAGTTATTGGGAAACTTTTGAGATTTTCTCTCGTCATGCTCTATTATCAGA